TGGATGATTAGTTCGAAAAATAAAGTAAAATACCCGAACGCCGCGCGGCGGTCGCGCGGCGCCCGTAGTGCCCCTCTCCAACAAACTCCCTGGCATCACCTCCTTCAAGGCGATTCCCGCCCAACCAAACCGCCCGCTAGCTACTCGGGCGGAACATCTTTCTGTCCTTGAGGAGACCAATGATTAACTTAGATGATTTCTTCGCTGAAAATCCCTGTGCGAAAACCACCAGGGACACATATTCCTATGCCCTTCGGCGCTTTGATGCTGCCTGCGCCGACATTGCTCGTTGTACCCCCAACGAGATATTGAAATTTTTCAAAACAACCGGATGGGGAGAGTCGCTTCAGTACACCGCGGCCACCGCCATCAAAAAATATGTGCGCTGGCAGTTTGGAGCCAGCCACCCGGCCCTGCGTCTCCGCGTCAAACGCGGGAAAGCAAAACCAGGCCGCGTGCTAACTATCGCACGTGCCAAAGAATTGATATCGTCATTTGATTTATCAAAAATCAAGGGGAAACGCGATTACGCAATTGCTTGTCTCGCGCTGGATACTGGTTTGCGTGTCAACGAACTGGCGACCCTCAAATTCGCCGATATTGATCTTTCCGCCCGCACGTTGAAAGTCAAAACGAAGGGCGGTGATTGGGATGATGGAACTTTTTCGGATGATACTCGCTCGGCTGTCGCCGATTGGTGCAATTATAGGCGCATGGGGGATGACCGACTCTTTCAGGTCACGCGCGATGGCCTGCGCGTCATCGTCCGGCGCTGGGGTGAAAAACTCGGCTTCCGCATATCCGCTCACGACTTTCGCAGAAGCTTTGCAACCATTGCCAGCAAGGCCGGCGCGCCTTCTCGCCTGGTGCAGGTGGCAGGCAGGTGGTCAAATATCGAAATGGTCGAGCGCTATACTCAGTCACTCGTGCCATCCGATTTTGACGAATTTTTCCCGGTCAGACACATCCTTGAGTAAATAAGACAAATCAAGGTAAAATACACTTAGAACCTTGAAAATTGACTCTTAAACTCAGTGTTTAAGAGTCATTGACCCCCAAGATCGATTTTTATGGGACTTGAACCGTGAACAGTGGGTTCAGGGTTCAAGTCCCTGGTCGATCACAGGTTGCTTTACCCACCGGCATTTGGTGCGTGGCACCGGTGGTAAACAACGCAATGATGGGGCGGGTGCGTTCCCGCGTTCCCGCCCCGTAGTTTTTTAAGCGTGTACTTTAACATGCTGAATTCAGCCTTCAGGCCCCCTGACGGCTGTTTTGTTTAACGAGCTTTGTAGTTGTTAAGGTGCGTGGCAAATGAAAAGAATAAACGTCTTCCCGGACGCTTATTCTTGGGGTTGGCTTACTGGGGTAACAACTTGTTTTTCCAGGAAAGCTTCAACGGCCTGGCGAGGAATACGAAGACCTGAATTGCGCCGCAATGGGTTGAACTTCCGAGTTCCAGGGAAATATCCCTGCTTGACCAATCGAGTCACATGCACGATTGAGCACCCCAACATTTCAGCTGCTTCTTTAGTGGTTAAGTATTCTTCAGGCATATTACCCATATTACATATTAATCAGAATTAAGTCAATACTTTTTTGGCTATCAGAATCGCAATTCGGCGATCTTTTAAGGTTCGGGAGGGAAAAGCATGTCAAAAGTTATTCGAATCAAGGGAGATGGCACCTATCCCCTTGAAGTAGCTGGGGAGTCGTTCTATCAGGACAATCTCATTGCCATTTGCGGCCCGATTCCATCTGAAGACCCATTTCCCCGTGAGCTGGACGACCCCAACTTATACGACAATGAAGACGAGCCGGTCCCCCAAAAACGCGCTAATGAGCCTCGTCTTTTTGATGCGCTCCTCGTTCCAGAACCAACCAACAAACACGACAAAAATGCTGTCAAAGTCATCATCCAGGATAAACAAGTGGGATATTTGCCCAGGCCCGAAGCAGCGGATTACAAGAAAATCTTCACCCTCCTGAAACTCCCCACTGATACCACACTCGCGGTCAGCGCCCGTATTTTTGGCGGCTATAACGCAAAGAAATCAAACTACGGCGTTTGGCTCGATTTCTGTCCCACTCCCGCTGTAGCTAATCAGCTCAAGGCTGCGGCCGCAAATAAAAAGAGCTGCTGTTTGTTGCCAATGTTTTAGTTCAGGAAATGAAAGCGCGTTTTCCAATGTTGGAAAACGCGCGGGAGGGAAAGAACATGGGGTTTAGCTTTCAGATGCTTGCCAGCCTGGTGGGCTTCGCTGGTGGGCTGTTAGGAATCGTGTCCATCATCATGCAGTTTCGCGACCGGATACAACATCCAAAGCTTACGATCTGCCAGCGCGAGGAAACTCTAGAAGTTCAAAAGAATGAAATCAACTTTGATTATCCCGCGCTTGTCCCTGCGATTAGTGCCAACCTGGTCAACATGGGCACTCTTCGCCTTTATCCGAAGACAGATTGTATCTATATAAACGGGCAGCTTATCTTCAAAGTCAAAAGGCATGATCTGGAAGAAAAGCCGTTCACCGAATTGATCGAATACAACCAGGCAACGACCTTTGCCTATTTTGGCAATGAAATCTGCGAGTGCATCCCCGTCAATTTGCGCAGTCGGGAAAAGCTAAAGGTTTGGGTTGTCGTCACCTTTAAGAATGGGAAGACATGTCGAAGTAACAAGCTCACCGTTTCCCAAGCATCCTTGAAGATCGATTTGCCAGTGCTCGAATTTGGGATGTGAGCTAAGCGTCCGGTTTGAGCCAGTCCTTGTCAGAAGTCACTTCCTTGTATAGAAAGTTAGCGGCTTCCAGGTTTCCACCCGTCAGCTTTAGACAGGTCACGTACAGAGAAATCTTTCGGCGCCCCAACTCATTGGCGATTTTTGGGTCGCCAAACATGTTGGATTTATAGAGTTCCGCTTTTACTTCGCTGGAAATCTCCTGGATCAATTTCGCGCGCGCCGCATCGTTCAACCCATCAACCAACCTGGACGCAAAGAAATTTTTGACTGCTCCCAACTTAGACATTTTCACCTCGCTCAACCAATTATATGCCATCTACACCCAACCTGTTTCTAATTTTCCTAGTCAACCTCGCCGGCGCATTTTCCGCCATATCCATGCTTGTCCTGCCCGTCGCCGCCGTCAACCAGATCCAGCCTCGCCAGGTCGCCAAACTATATGCTTACGCGACTCCCGTCGCCATCATTCTGGCCCTGGCTTTTTACATTGCCTGATATCCATAAGGACCTGTCGATGGCTCTAAAAATACTGATGATTGACGACGACCCCTCGACGACTGTACTTACCAGCCTGCTGCTTGAAAGCTATGGGATGGAGGTCACCGTGGCCCATACGGGCATATCTGGCATTCAAAAGGTCCGGGATGCTGCTCCTGCTCCAGACCTCGTTTTACTTGATATGATGATGCCCGAGATGGACGGTTTTGAAGTCTGCAAGGCGATTCGCACTTTCAGTAATTTACCTATTCTGGCTTATTCGGCGGTAAGCGACCCCGAGTATGTTGCCAGGGCACGGGCAGCCGGGGTCAATGATTATATACAAAAGCCCACGCCCGTCGAGATCATGGTCGCCCGCATCAAGAGACTTACCTCGCCAGGCATATAATCCGAGTTCGGACCAGCAAACGCGCTCAACGTCTGACCGTTTCCGCTGAAACGCTCAGCAAAGAAGGCCCGCGCCAACCCGCGCGGGCCTTTCCGTTTTAATCCGTTTCTCCGCTAAATCCGTTTGTCCGCTTGCTTATCCGTTACTCAGAACCCCGCCGGCACAAACCAAATCTTCGTCACATCGATAACCCACCCGGTGGTGTTGCTTGCATTCCGACCATTTAGTACGATCCGCAGATGGTGATACCCGGGTGTAGCAACCACGATGGCGCTGGCCGTTTTGACAACGTTATAGGTCTGGCTTGCTGCATACCAATCCAGACCGGAAGCGATGGCAGTGCTATCCAAATAAATATCTGTTTTTGCACGGTTCGTGCTGCTGGTACCCATATATTTAAAAGTATAGGTGCCTGCATCCAGCCATACGCGGCCATAAAGCGCTGCTCCATCCGCACCAGGGTTAAATACAGCCCGAAAACCGTATGCCTGGCTTGCGTCGACCACAGTCGGACTCCAGCTTCCGGTTCCGTCGCTCAGCATCTCATCCCCCATGATGTGCCCCAGCCGATCTACCGCTGGCACGCTCCCCGTCGTATTGACCGTTGGCGCCACAGCCCCCAGCGCTGCATCCGCGACAGAATCGATGAAGCTTTGGCTGAGATTGTCAGATTGCGTGCCTGCTAACTTGAAATTTCCTGGAATGTTTGCCGCCCCTGCCGCGGTCCTGTAAATCCTTCGTCCCACAGTCCCAGCTGGTCCGAGCGGCACAGACACAACAACAGTTTTATTGACCCCGGCCACCACGGTGATGTCATTTGCCAGGCCATTAGGCGTGGTTTCCCCATAAGCATCGTAATACGTAAATTTATAGTAATGCTTACCTAGATCAACACTTCCTCCCGGCCCGGTCGTCAAGCTGACCATTGGCCCATAAGGCTGGATTTGCCTGCTAACCACCGGGATACTGCCCACAGTCTTGCCACGCTGCGCAACCGGCTCCCCGGCAATCGGCTCGAACCCGATCATACCGCTCACCCCGGCCACCTGCAAAGAAACATCGTCGAAAACCACATACTCGCCAACATCCCCGCCCGGGCCAGCTGCCAGCGTAATATCTGCTCCTGCGGCGCCCGCCGGTGAGAGCAGCGTCTGCGTAAATTTAAGATACGCAGCGCTAAAATCTCCCAGCGTATCTGTGCGGAGCAAGTTCCCACCCACCGCCGAATCGTACCATTTGATCTGTACTTTCCCGCTGGGCATGTAGGAATTATTATCGATAGTCAAGCCCCTCGCCGAAAAGTTGTATTGGACACCTGCCGAAACCGCCACGCGCTGGGTTAAAATCCCATCCGGCCCCGTCAGTGAAAGCGCCGTAAAGGTAAACCGTGCCTGCCCATTTACCACACTCCAAACCCCATCCGTCTCGGACGTTTTGACCCAGCTCGTCAGATCGGTCGGGAAATCCCCATTGGTCACCAGCTCCGTCCCGCCCCCATCGTTGTAATATTTCATCAAGTAACTGTATAGCGACTGCCCCGGCATCAGTTCCATCACGTTTGACCCTGCCCGCGCGCCCACAACCGACCGGATCACCGGCCCCGCCAGCGTGATCAAGATCCCGCCATTGTCGATCACCGCGTTCCCGGCTAAAAACGTCGCCGCACCGGTATCTGAAGATATCCAGAACATCGGGTAACCCTCAGCATCGAACCCGGCCAGGTGCGCGTTGATCCCGAACTCATCGAACAGGTTCCGCGCGCTCAGGATCGTCCGCACCACCGCGTTGTCGTCCACGGCCCTGAACTGCACGTCGCCCAGATCGCCCGAGATCTCGCCTAGTTGCTGCACCTGAAGAAAGCTTTTTTCGAGCGTTCCCAGCCGCCGGTCGAGCTCGAGCACAATGTTGCGCAGATCGTCGGGTGATGCGCTTGCCAGGAATGCTTCGGTAAAACTAGTAGCCATATTGAGCCTCCAGAGATGCGCCCACGGTATTGTTGGCCTCGTCGTAGGCCAGCGCCGTCAGGCGTGCGATGCCCCGCCAGCCGCTTACGCCGCCGGGGAGATGAATGTTTTTAGATGCCTGAATAAAAAACGAGTTGCCTGGTTGCAAGTAGCTGAAGGCATCGCCCACATCCAGGATGTTGAGCGTCAGGATCAGCCGTGGCCAGGCGGAATAAGCCAGATTGATATTGGCGTTTTGCAAAAGCGTGGTGGGGTCGCTCACACCTGAATACTGGATCACGCTGCTGCGCAGACGGTAGGCATTCCGCGACGGATCGTCAACCAGCGCGTCGGTTGTGATCCGGCTGCCCTGGGTGCTCTGGTCGCCGATCCCGATCAGCCGGTTGACGATTTTCCCATCGATGGTGGCATCCACGATCTGCATGTTGGCGTTCTCGCCATCGTGCAGCAAGAACCCTGTATCGATCCCCGCCCGGTCCTGGATATCTAAGTAAATGACCAACCGGCCATCCGTGATCGCCGGTCGCAGAAACATTTCTTTCCCGGCTCGAGCCACCATCTCGTTTAGCCGCTGCCAGTAGCTCTGTTGGTCGAACGTTTGTTCCCGACTGATATCCGTGCCGCTCATCACGCCCGGGCGCAGATACATCTCCTCCTGCGCGTTGATCGCATCGATGACCTGCCGGGCAATCTCGTAGACCGTGCCCGTCATCACCACTGGCGCATCGGGAGTGCGCAGGCTCAACAGGTAGGCCGCATTGTAGAGCGTGATTTGCACCGGTGCGCTCGCCTTCCAGGGTGTATCGATTATGCCCACCCAGGGCGGCAGCTTGTCATGCCCTACCAGCACCATTCGCCCGAATTGCAGCCAATCCTTTTGTCCCGTTTCCGCGGAAACACTTACCGTCGTCTGCCCGCCGCCGGATACCGACTTGCTCCCGTCCAGCATCCACCCGCGGTTGCAGATCGCCGTAAACTCTCCACGGCTCACATTATCCGTCCCAAACACCACAATACGACTCATCCGTGCCTCCGCTTGTCCGTCCTGCCCCGCCGCCCTTCGGCGGGGTTGCTCATCCGCTACAACCGCCTTTTGAACCAGCTCGCCGCCACATGCAGCGTTCCGCAGTCCGGGCTAGTCACACGGATGATATTGTTCCCCGCCACCAAAGGCAGCCACGCGCTGCGGCTGGCATCGTCCGGCGCCATTGCCCCGTGCGCGTTGACCGTGTCATAGTCCACCGTAAAATTCTCGCCGTCCAGCGTGAGCGGCTTGTTGAGCTGCATCAAATACAGGATGTCGATGGCTGGCACGTTCGGGGCGCTGTCGTTCTGGATGCGCACATTCAGCGTATAGTTCTGCCGTTCCCCCAGCAGGCTCAAGGCCGGGATATTCGCCGTTGTGAATTCGATGGTGTAGGTTAGTAGCTCGGTTTGGCTGTAACTGTTGGCGACCGCTGGCGATGCTCCGCTCATGCGCAAGAACAAATATCTGCTGGTGTTGGCAATCGACACATTCGTGTGAGCTGCCCAGTCCTGCCAGGTTGCTGCCACGGTGGGAGCCGCCTCGATAATGGGGTTGGTCCAGGTTGTTCCATCCGGGCTAATTTGCAGCCCGGAGAACCCAATCCATGTCGCCCCGCTCCGGTATTTTCGCCCGGTCATTGAAATGCGCTGTATGCCTCCCGCCCAGTAATAGGTGTAACCCAGTTTGACGCTGTCAGCCTGCCAGGCCGCGCCCTTCAGCCAGGCTGCTGCCATCATCCCCAGGGCTGGGTCGCCCGTATCTGCCGCGCCCTTGATGTTGTACAGCTTGCTCTTGTCGCCCAACTTCGTGGCGACTGGCACCCAATCCTTGTAGAATAGGGTCGTTGTATCCCCCACCCGCTTGGTATTATCCGAAGACGACAGGTTGAAGCAGGGCTTTGCCAGTTCATAATTGTCATCGTCCAGCGCTGGGTTGGTCATGGCGGAATTGCCGTAATACAGCATGATCGCGTGCTCCATGAAACTCATAACACTCCCTGCTCCATGAGCTTGCATCGTGGTGCCCATCGTCCCGCGCTGCTTGACGGTTAACCGGTAATTGGTCAGGTCTTTGCCGTTGTAGGAGATCCACTCCGTGCCGCGCACCAGGATGCCGCTCGCTGGCATTGTTTTCAGCGCAGTCAGCATACTGGCCGTTTTTGCAAGCTCCACGGAAGAAATAGCACCGGAGCTTGCAATTGCCGTGCGGGTTGTCAGCGAGTATCCGGCGCCTAAATTGGCTTTAAACCAGATATGCGTGTGGTTAGTGTTCATGTCGGCCAGCCAGCGATAGACCTCCACGCCATCCACAAACATCCGCAGATCATCCCCATCCGCCTGCATCTTCCCGGCTGCAACCAGCGCAGCTGTATCCAGTGTGATGCAGATATCGCGCTGCCCATAATTGACGAGCGGCACGTTGATCAACTGCACCAGGTTGTGATACAAAAATCCGGCAGATGGCACTATTGTCGCTGTCAAAGTCAGGCTCAACCGTGTCTCATCCGACCCGCCCACGCTGAGCGTATGCGTCCCGCCGGTGCTGGTCGCATCCCAACTGTCGGTGTCGGCTGTCACCGCCCGCCAGGCCGTGTTCCCGCTCTCCAGCATCGCTGTAAAGAGCCAGGGATCATCGGCATCAGGCATCAGGCTCTTCACTCGGCCGTCAAGCTGGTAATCCGCCCCATCCTCCAGGGTAGCCACCAACACGCCGCGCGTTCCACGCTTCAGCCAGGCCTTGAGCTGGGAGAGCAGTGTGTACCGGTTTGGATAATCGATCACCCGCAGGCTGACAGCCACGTTTCGCGTTGCGACCGTGAACGTCCCAGAGTCTACCGGATCCGCCTCGGCCTCGTCGATGAAGACGGTTATCGCTGCCGGCAGTTCGTTGCTGTTTAGTACCGCGGACCGGTAGCTGGACGAGTTGAGCGTATGCCCGTTGAAAGATTTAAGTATGGTTGGCATTAGTAGCGCTTTCCCTTGATCGACGCGGCCAGCGTCCCGGGCGTCTGCGCACCCTGGAAGATCACCGTCCCGTAGTTGTCGAACCCAAAATTATCGTTCCTGATCGACTGGCTGACACCTGCCTCTGCCCCGGCCAGGGGCTGCACCTGGAAACCGGTCATTGCTGCGACCAGGCTGCGCCGCACTTCCTCCAGCGCCGGCATCATCCCCAGGCCAATACTGCCGCCGAAGTTTTTACCGATGGAAATACCAACCTTTGAAGGCGATGCTATTCCTAGCGCATCTTTAAGGCTCTGCACCAAATCATCGACATATTCCTGGAAATTACTCACCAGTTGGCCCCAGCTGCCCTGGATGCCCTGCCACAACCCCTGCACCAACCTCGCGCCTGCCTCAACCATGCCCGAGATCGCTCCCTGGATCGCTCCCGATAGGAACCCGCTGATCATCGGGCCAATGGAAGATAGCTTGGGAAGGCTTTTGACGAAACCGTTGTACAGTCCATCCAAAAGGCTTTTTCCCATGCCGATTATCTGCTGAACGGCTCCTATGGCGCCGCTGACGACGCCGCCGATAAACTTCAAAGCTGCTTCCTGCCCTTGCCCCTCCAATCGGGAGATGGCTTTAGCCAGCGCCACGACCAACATCCCGATGATAGCCCCAGCCGCCAGCATCATCGCCGGGATCAGCGATGGCAAACTCTGGATCAGCAGGTCTCCTATCGCGATCAACATCTGTGTGATCGCCGGTTCCAGCGTCGTTGCATTCTCGGCCAGCGCATTGCCCAGGGCCGTAATGATCACGATGGCCATATTGACGAAGATCGGCGCCATTTGCGCCAGCGCGCCGGTGATCGTCACCAATCCCTGCGTTAGCGCCGGGATCAAGATCGGCATGTTTTTGTTGATCGTATCGGCGATATTTTTGACAACGCCCGGGGCTTCTCTGGCGAATTCGTCAGCCGCCTTCACGAACCACCGGCTGAATGCCTTCACCATCCCATCCAGTCCCCTGGCGCCGTTCAACTCCTTCGAAAGGTCCGCCAGCGACCGCTGGGCCGCCGAACCGATCATCCCAAAATACGGCAGGAACGCCCCTGCAATCGTCGAGCCTACGCCTTTGAGCCCCAGGTCTAGGCTGTCGAGTTGGTCCTTGAAACCGGATAGCGCCTGGATTGTGTCGCTGTCCACCACCGCGCCCATCTCGTGCGCCTGCTTGGCATATTCAGCCAGCCCTGCAGAACCCGCGTTGATCAGCGGGTTGAGTTCCTGCGCAGACTTTCCGAAGATGGCCATCGCCTGCGCATCGCGCTCGGTTGGGTTCTGGATCAGCCTCAGCTTGTCCAGCACCTCGCCGAAAACGACTTCCGAATCGCGCAGTTGACCTTTTGCATCCGTGACGCGGATACCCAGCTGCTTGAATGCCTCCGCCTGGCTGCCGGTCCCATCCCTGGCCGCCTGCATCGAGCGGATCATCTTCGCCTGGCTGCTGGTAAAGACCTCCACCCCGGTTCCCAACAGCTTCCCGGCGTAATTCATCTCCTGCAGCTTGTCGGTCGATATGCCCGTTTGCGCAGAAAGCTCTGCCAGCTTATCGGCTGCCTCCGCGCTCACGTTGACCAGGTTGCTGATCGCCTTGCCCGCTTCAATCCCTGCGCCCGCCATCCCCAACAAACCGGCTGCCACCAGCGCCAATACGGCGATGATGACGGTTAGCGATACCTTCAACGCTGCCATAGCCGCATCGAGCGTTTCGGTGATGGTCGCTGCGGTAGCCTCCTCGGCAGCCATTCCCCCCACGCTGTTCCCTGCCTGGTCGCTATCCTTTTTGACCTCGACCAGGTCCTTGTTGGTCTGGGCCAGCTCAGCATTCATTTTGTTGAGCGTCTCGGTCTCTTTATTGAGCTTGATCTGCATATCCTGGGCCGCGCGCGAGTTTTCGCCCGATGTGGATACCAGGCGCTCATATTCCGCGCGTGTGTTGGCCACCTTCTTGCCCTGGATGTCGATCTCGCTGTTCAGCGCCTTGATCCGCGTTTCCAGGCCGGTGGCGTTCTTCGCCCAATCCCCCATCGATGCCGCTGACGCCCGGAACCCCGATTCCACCACCCGCAGCTCGCGGTTCAGCGCCGCCGCGTTGGTCTTGAAATCGCTGGTATCCAGCCCTACTTTTCCGCTAAGCTTGTTATCGTCGCTCATAGTTCATCTTTCTCCCCTTCCCCCAAATTCCCTGATCTTGGGCATTTGGGGGAAGGCTGGGAAGGGGGCTAAAGCTCAACCTGGTCCGCAAACACCTGCCGCGTTCGGCGTGGGTCTCCTGACCCCGCCGCTTCCCTGCGCTTCCACTCCGGGTAATACACGATGTAGGGCAGCAGATCATCGACGTCGGTTTCGTTCAGCACCGGGAAACTCCAATGGTGCAGCTCGAGCAGCATGCACTCGATCTCCAGGATAAAGTCCCCGCCATCCGTGGCTACTTCCGGCGCTTCGGCCTCGGTGGCGGGTTCGAAGGGACCATGACCTTCGCCCGGCTGACGATGGCCTGCAAAACCGTCATGATCTCGCTGATTTCAGCCCCGTCCTCCAGCTCCTTGACCGTGAACTGGTTGTTGAAGACATCCACCACGAACTCGGAAATCACATCGATCATCTGCTCCTCGCTCGAAAGCTTCCGGTCGTTCCGGTGGATCCAGCGTCCGAAGCGCGAAAAGAAATCATTTTTCTCCGGCTCGGCAGGTTCTTTCCCCGCCTCGATCTGCTCCGAAAGTCGCAGCGCCCGCTTCAGGAACCCCCACGGAATTGTCCTCCGTGTGAAAGTTTCCCCGGCCTCGTCATTCGGCCCATACAACGTGATTTTTATCTCGCTCATGTCACTCCCTTTTTTGAAACCGGCCCGCTCCTGCACAAAACAGAACGGGCCGGAACTTAGCTTATCTCTCTCCCCCTAAATTCGTGCACTTCGAATTTGGGGGGAGCCGGAGAGGGGCCGAACTAAACCGTCGCGAAGTCGACCACCGTATTCGCCAGAGTTTGCCCGAACACATCCTTCACACCGGTCACCGTCAGCAGCCAGGTGGTCCCGCCTGCCAGGTTGCTGGTTGGCGTCACGGTGATGATCTTCTTGGCCGCGTTGATCGTGATCGTGCAGGCCTTGATCACGCCCGCCGCAGTGGTCAGCACGATCCCCGCTGTCTCGGTCACAATCGCATTGTTGAAAGTCAGGGTCGGGGCCTTCGTCACAGCCACGCCCGCCGCCCCGTCAACTGGGTCGAACGTGCAGGTCAAAGCCGCCGGCGCGCCCACCGAAGGCACCTGCACCGCATCGAACCAGGTGGTGGCCACGAAATTCGAGTCGGCAGTATCACCTACTACCTTTTTGACCGAATCGGTCAGCCCGCCTGTCACCGCGAACTGGTGCACGGTCCGGATGCCCGTAAAATCCAGCTTCGTGCTCTTCGGGTCCGGAGTATCTGACTTAGTCGCCAGATCCTCTTTCGGTGGCGCAAAGGTGCCCTTTAGGTACCAATAGTGACGGTACTTCCCATCCGATTTCAGCGCGCGCCAGCCCAGCGCCACGTAGGGCGCCACTCCGCCGTTATCGAACATCCGCCCGGTGGCCGCATCGTAGACCTTCCCAAGAAGTATGGCCAGCACATCCAGCGGCAGCCCGGTAATTTCGACACCTACCTTGGTCTCACCTTCGCTGGTATCTACGTTAAACGGCTGGTTGTCGGCATATTGCGTTTTGGTGTTGACCGATGGTTCTACCGTGATGGCCATCACCGGCGCCAGGTACGCTGGCGCGGCGGCCACATAAGCCGCGGCATCGTCCTGGGTCACCAGGGCATAATAGACGCTGTCCGCGCCCACAACTGATTTGTAATTCATGGCAACCTCCTACGGTTGGTTGAGCAAAATAGTGTATTCTCGGGCCACCCCATAATGACCCGTCAGGTCATCATAAGGCAGCTCCGTCTCGCGCGAAAATAAAAACCCTGCGGCGATCATCGCCGCATCCGTTGCGGGCATCGTCCCCGAACGGCTAAAAATGGCAACCTGCATCCTGCAAAAACGCTCAGTCTCAACATTATCCGCGTGCTGTTCCGCAGCGTTGGAAATGCTCCGATAAACGATGAACGTATCTGGCAGCGGCGACCCCAAAACGCCCCGGTTCGCATCCGCCGCATAAGGCAGTGCCAGCGTGGCCACTGCTGTCTTGGTCAACACATACGGGTCGCTCATAGGATGCCATCCTGCTCGAGCGCAGCCCGCTCAGCAGCTCGCACCTTGCTCTTATCCTCGTCGATTGCTGGGCGAATGTATGGATGTGCCGGCATGGATGCCGTGCCAAATTCCTGCGCATTCCCGTACCGCGCTGTGTCCGCGTCGGCCAGGTTCTCGCCGTCTAACACGCCAACATCGATGTAGGTGTAATTGCCATCCCGCACCGGCTCAGTGCGACTGATGTGCTCCTTCAGGTTTCCAGTCAACACAGCCACCCGCCCCTGCATCCCCTGCACCAGTACATCGCCGCCGGCCGTCACCGCGCGGGCAGCCGCCTCGTCAACGTCCTCACCGGCCTGGACAATCTTCTCCAGATATTCGGATAAGCCTTTCAGATCAAAAACATAGCGCACGGTCATCCGTTCACCATTCTCGAGACTTTCATCTCGATATACTCGTGCCGGTTCTCGATATCGTCCATCGAAACAATCTGGTACCGGCTGCTGCCCAGGCTCACCGCGCAGGTCACATCCACATCGGCCCGGTATCGGATCAACACGGTTGCCGGTTGCACGGCCTGCACGCTCTCCGCCACCCACACCTCCGAACCGTGAACGTTCTGCCACTTCGCCCACACCGTTGCAATCACGCTGTAGCTTTTCGCCTTAAATCCACCGGCGTTTTCCGCCAGCACAGGCCGCTCAAGCACGATCTGCGTTCGCAATTCTCCAGGGTTGGTGGTCTTACTGTTCAGGTTCATCCGTTATCTAATCCGTTTTTCCGCTTGATCATCCGCTACTGAAAAATACCCTTCCACCGCTTGCCAGGCATTCGGCCAGGCTTCAGGCGGAAAACTCCAGGGTTCTGGTCGAAAAGTCACCAGTTTCATTCCCTGGAACGATCCTACAGCCAGCACCCGCACCTTCTGCCCATCCAGGGCAAACTGCTCCCCGCCGGGCAGCACAATCGCGAGGAAACCTTTTGTGCAGTGCATCTCGGCCAGATCGCCAGGGACAAGACTCATGGGCGCTGTTCGGCGCTGGTCAGGAGACCAGCGCACTTAGACAATCGACCCCACGGGTACCAGGTACGCCCGGAAAAACTTCGCGCTCAGGTCGCTCGTCGAAACCTGTTGGATCTGTTCGGCGACCGTGATCACGGCTTCGAAGGCCGCTGCCTGGCTGCCGGTCGCGCCAATCACGCCGATCAGCGTTTGCACCGTATCGCCGAGCTGCGCGCCTGGCACACAGATCGAGCCTGCGCCATTCCGGCCCTGGAACGTTTTATAGCGCAGCGCCAGCGCTTCCAGCTGCGTCAGCACCGCCAATAAGCCGAAACTCAGCTCTAAAACGTTGCCCTGCATCCCTGGGTTTTCGTGCCACTGCACCAGCAGCATCCTGGCCGCGCCTTTGGCCACCTCGTTGATCGGGCTATCGGTAGTCCAATCATGCCCGGTCGCATCGCGGATGAAATTATCCACAGTCGCGAGCATACTGAGCATCAGCGGATCTGTGGTCTCGCAGCGCAGCACTTGGGCAGCTTCGGCGTCGGTCAGGATGTGGGTCATAGGCTAGCTCTGGCGGAAGACCAGCGCCATAAAGGTCTTGGTGCTCAGATCAGTCGCGGAAGACTGCTGGATCTGGTCGTTGACTGTGACGACTGCTTCGAACAGCGAGGCCTTATCGCCAGCATCGGCAGCAGCTACACCAGTCACGGAAAGGATCACATCGCTCGCCTTCAGGCCGGTGGCAGTGCAAGCGCCTGCGCCATTTTTGCCAACAAAGGCGATGATGTCGATTTTCAGGATGGCGCCCGCAAGGCCGTGCGGCGTAACGGCCCGCGCGGTATCCGCACCGGCTAGCGCTTCGGCATCTGTAGCCAACTCCACCAACCCAGAGCGGGTGACGCTGGTGGTCAGCGCAGCGAGACCGGCCGGTGTGACTGCCCGGTCGGCGTCCGTGCCGGTAATGGTCTCGGCGCTGGTCGCCAGTTCCACTTTGCCCTGCACTGTTGCACTGGCCGCGGGCACGAGGCTCGGTACAGCGGATGCCAGTGTATCCGGCGCAATTACCTTATCGGTAACCACACCTGCGGCGGCTTCCTCGCCTGAAGCAAAGGTCGTCTGGCCGGTCAGTCCGGTCACGGTGGCACCGGCGTCGACCGTCATCGTTGCGCCAGCTTCGAGCTTCAGCTCGCCGCCGGTGATGACCTTCAGCTTTCCACCGCTGCCGAAATTTACCAGGGCGCGTACTAGCCACTCAACGCCGCGTGGAAAATGGGGACTTTCTTGCAAAGTCATGTTCAATCTCCCTGGGGACCGGCTGCCCGGTCCCCATGAATCGATAATCTAAAATGGACCGTCTAAAAGCTTACAGGACGGTCACTACATCGGCCTGGCTGTTGCAGTCCTTGTTGCGGTCGCGCGCATCCAGTACCATTTCGGCGTAACCCAGCACAGGCCCGGCCGCGTCATTGGTCACCTTGACCGTGGCGAAGCTTTTGGTGAGCTGCGCAAGCGGGATCGATACCTGGATCTGGACTTTGGTCGCGCCGCCGCCCGGAGCCGTGAAAACAGACGCGGCATCGATAATTTCGGCTTCGCCATCTGCGGCGATATCGTTCGCCTGGTAGACCTTCACGGTCACTTTCTTGGTTGCAGCCAGCGCGCCGCAAACCACGTTAAACAGGACATCATGCATCCCGCCTTCGATGGATTTGTACGTGCCGGTGATCGTGGCGCCTGATGCCATGCTTTGCGGGAGTATGACGGGCACAACTTGCTTTTCTTCATGGATACGGTTCATGGTTACCTCGTTTGTGAAAGGTGCGAGAGACAGGCCCTCGCACCTGGTTGGATAAAGTGCCGAACGTATTACGTTTTGTGGTTTGTCTTACGCCCGGGCGGCCAGGGTCACGTAAGCCGAGCGCTTGTTGGCGCTGTTCTTGATCGTGATCTGGCTGCGGCGTTTCGGTGCGCCGTTGGCGCGCATGATGAAGCGGAAGCAGTTCTCCGCGGTCAGGAAAGCCACGTGGATGGAGGAAGCTGCCTGCACCCCACCCTTGGTGATCAGCACGTACTCTTTCGGGTCGGTCAGGATCACATCGCCCTTATCGCCCAGCGCCGAGCAGTGGTCGGTCGGCATGATCGGGCGACCATACAACGTCGAGAAGGGCGACCCGGAGATTCCACCGGCGGGCAGGAACACCGGCACGCCGTTCTGACCAATCGGGAAGTTCATCAGCGGCAAAATCTCTTCGACGTCTGGGTGCATCAACCAGATCGCATTCCTGCGCAAACGAGGCAGCAAGCGCCCCCACATGTGCACGAAGTTTTGGTAAACGACCGTATCGGCAGCCTGTGCGCCCCCGGCGGTTTCTTTGGCCACTTCGAGCAGCGCCGGGCTTTTCAGGATGCCCAGCGGCTTGCCGACGCCATTCGCGGCCACAATATCGCCGGAAAGCTGGCGGTTGATCGCCAGGCCAAAGGCCCGGTTGTAGAGCTGGCTGGCAAAATTGCTGTCCTGCAGGGTTTCCTCGGTGGCATAGGCGAAGCCCATCAGCTTCTGCAGGTCGATCTTGGTCTCGCGTGTTTCCGGCTTCGACTTCTCAACCGTCTTTGACTCGGCAGCCCAGTACATCTGCACGCCGCCAAAAACCGTGGTGGAGATATCGCTCTCGTCGATGTCAATCCAGCGCGCCGAATCGCTGTTCGCACCCACTTCGTAGGTGTCAACGAGCGAGAGCAGATCGCCCTCTTCAGCGGCCGATTCGAACATCCCCACGGTGAAATCGTTCTGCACCGTGAATCCGAACTCTGCGCCTACGCTTTCGTTGTTGCCCAGCGCGCGCGCCTCGGCATTCACCTGGCTCAGGCGCTCATCCACCCCGCCGGTGAGCGCCTGGTTGCGCACGGCCACGAGCTGCTCGCCCAGGTTCGAAAACACATGCAGGCGTTCCTTGCTGCGCACCTGCGCCGGGATCTTCCCCGGGGTTTTGGCCGCTGGCTGTCCACCGGCGCCGCGCTGTTCGCGAGCTTCGATGTCATCGAGCACGGTCTGCCGTTCCTGTTCCGCCTCGAACTCGGTGATATTGGCATCCAGGGCGTCCCAGGTGCTCTTGAGTTCGTTCCAGGCGCGGGTTTCATCGGCAGACATTTCCGGCTTGTTGGTGTCACGGAGCTTGTCGGTCAGCTCCTTGCGCTTTTGCTTGGCCTCGCGCAATTCGGCCGCTGTGTGGATTTTCATCTTTCTACTCCTTATCGGCTAATTGAAATATCCCGAAGCGCGCGGTTGCGCTCGAGGTGTTCACGCATACGGATTTGTTCCTGCTGGCGGCGGGCCTTCTCGCCCTTGATGTATTCGGCCACGTCCTGCTCGCTGCGCACGCCAGCAGTGCTTTGTGGGTAAGCGGGCAATGTCACTGGTGCCACTTCGAACAATTGCGCCTGGCGCACGGTGCGGATCACATAATTGGGATCAGACTCCCAGTCGTATTCCACGCGCGTGGCCACAAATGTGAAAGATGACCCGCGCACGTCTCCGCGTTGGATGGTCTCGATGTGGCGTTCGGCCCAGCTGGGCGGATCGATCACATAGCGCAGCCCAACTTCGTCCTCGGTCACGCTCAGCGTGTTCGGGCTGCGCCCCAATACCTCGCCGAAATCGTGCTGCCAGGTGGCGAAGATATCGCTCGCGCGGTCGATCAAGGTTTGTGAAAATGCGCCCTTTTCGAACTGTTCGCGAAATGTGCCGTAGATCGGGTTGGAGAGCTGCTGCCATTTGACAGCATAGCCCTCGATGGTTTTTTTCCCGTTGGCGCCCTCGCGGATTTCAGGCTGAAACAGTAATACGCGGATCTCTTTTTCTTCCATGCTCACCTCGCATTCGGCTGGGCTTGCGCCCCGACCGTCTTGGATAAATCGTCCAAATGGACATAATTGCGGCTGACCAGCAGCCGGTCTGCTGGGTTTTCTGCTCCGGGCTTATAGCGGTTCATCTCCAGATAGGCCCGTGCTTCGTTCTGGGTATAGATTCCGTTCTGGACCATCCCCTCCAGGTAGGCGCGCAGGGCTGCCAGGTCAGTTCGCAGCAGGGCCGCGCGGTTGATGCGCCCATACCATTTCGTTTGCTCGCGCCTGGAGAACAGCTTCAAGTCGTATTCCTGTTCGTGCTGCACGCAGATCGGATCGAGCGTGGTCCCCAGGTAATCGAGGTTCTGCTGCTCATTCGAGTTGTAGGCCTGTTTCCCCTCTCCGAGTTTATAGAGCGGCATTTTCAGAAAGCGGGCGATATCCGCGATGTTGGCAATTTTGGTCTCGATATACTGGGCATCCGCGAGCGGCATATCCAGGGCGGTAAATTTTTGCCCCAGGTCGAGAATTGCGATCTTATGCATATTGCTCAACCCGGCTGTGGCTTTTTCAAATTCTCGCCGAACCTTGTCCTTCTCATCCGGCCCCAGCTTCGAAGGCGTTTCGAGCACGCCGCCCAGCTTCATGCCCTGTTTGTAAAAATTTCCCTGGAACTTTTGCTGTGATAAACCCGATCCCAGGGCTTCGCGCGCGTACCCCAGGTAAGAATTGCCGGTGATTCCATCGTCTGAAAAGCCCTTGACATGGATGACATCAGATGCGGGCATCTTGCGCATGGTCAAGCCCGGAATGTTGAGCACGTACCAGAGATCGCCATTGTCATCAACGTAAGGAACGGTGTAGCCGGGAGGTAACGGCCAGAGTGCCACTGGGTATCCGTTGAAATCTGTCTCCACATAGGCGTAACCGTTGCCCCAGTTGATGCGATAGTTTTCAAGAAGCCGGTGAAAACTAAACGGATTCATTTGCGGGTTAGGCTGCCTGTCCAAAAGCCAGTAAGCCGGGTGGTTATAGTCTGGCTGACGATCTCCATCGCTGGTACGTTTGAAAACGTGCCGGGGAAGCTTGGCAAAATCGTCGCATAGGATGTTGACGCAGGCAAACCACGCGCTCAGCGTCATCGCCGAACTTTGGGTAACGTTTTCGCCGCTGTTGGTGGTCAGGTAATCGTCCATCCCGGAGAGCCAACTGGAGATATAGTCCTCGCGCGAGCGCGATTCAAGCAGGCGTTGAACAATCATTTCTTCTTACTCCTGCCGATCAACCGCGCGGCGAACAGGCCGAAGATGATCAGCACCACACCCATGGAGTACCAGCCAAAGAGTTCATTTACCCGAAAGTTGGTCCACAAAATCACGCAGATCCCGGCCAAAAGCAAAAAATCATCCAGGAAAAGGAAGCTTTTTCCCAGGATTTTGGCGATTATTTGGAAGAAAAGGCGCGATTTTTTAAGCATTTTTGGCAAATTATTCGAGATACTTCGTCGCATAAACGCTGATGGTGACGCACTCGTTTGCCCATCCATCAACATTCTTGTGATACTGATTGGCATGGCCGCTCAAAGAAACCATGATTTCCTTGGCAGCGACAAACCCGCTTTCGCGGACCAACCTGGCGGCCGCCCGAATGGCCGCGTCGATCTGCTCATCGCGCTCTTTCACGCATTGCTGGTTGCCAATGTTGGATCTATCTGCTGCCTTAAGCGCCTCAGAAACCTTGAGCGCCAGCGTACGAGAATTGTCTTCCCCGTCAACTTCCACAGTCTTGCTAACGGACCAGCTCATTTCGTTTCCTTCCTGGAACAAAAAAAGCGCCTGGCACATGACTCTTGCAAGTCATGTGCCAGGCGCTATCCTGGCGATGGCCACGCAACGCGGCCGCTCAATTGATAAATCAATTATACATCAAACTTCTCTTGGAACAAGCGAGACCGCCCGGGTATTCCCGAGCGGTCTCTTATCAAAAAGGTTTTCCGGTCGCCCGGGTGGGTGAGGGGGGCACCCAACCAAGCGATGCGCCTATTCTAGCACGCTAGTTCTAATAATGCAAGAAAAGCTAAAAACCAAACTCGTCCGATTTAACATAACTGTCGAAGGCGACCGCATCACGCAGACTTTGTATCTCTGAGAGCGCATCGATTACAGCCGCGGCCAGGTCAATGCGCTTGGTATCCCCGGCGTTCTTTTTGGTCAGCATAATATTCTCATTTTTGTCAGTCTCGTTCACGGCATTGAAAATGCACCACTTTAGCAGCGGAGACCCATCGTGCACCAGCTTCCCGCTGGCCACCAGGTCGCGTAGCAGCTTGGTCGGTTCGCTCAACGTGCGCATCCCCTGGCGCACCTCGATCACCGTATAGCCTGCCGAGGCCTGCTCGGTAGCAAACATGGTCGCGTTATAGGGATCGTAACAAAGACGATGAATTCTCCAGCCCTGCTTTTTCTCTGCGTTGGAGATGTGGTCCTGCACCTTATGAAAATCGGTCACATTCCCGGGCGTGATCGTACACCAGCCACCCTTGGCCCAATCCCGATAAGGCACCTTATCGGTTTTCTCGTGATTCACAACACCGCCCTCCGGAATAAACCCATGGGCACAGATCGCCACGCGCTCGCTATCCAGGGCGAATACAAAACCGGTCGCGGTCAGGTCTATACTTTTTGAAAGATCATCGCCGTTATTGCACAGCCGCCCGCGCACCAGCTCCAGGAACTTCTCCCTGGGCAGCGCGAGAGCATCCCACTTATCGGCATACATGCCCATATAGCTGTTCGCCTGGCCATGTACCCAGATGTTCAAATTCTTGACCCGGAACGCGCGTATCTTGTCTGGCAGCAGGCTCCCAAAGGCTTCGTCGTGCTGCTCCTTCAGGTCCGCTATTCCCTCCGGAGTGGAGCAGCGCAGCGGGTTTGATTTGATCCAGTTCTTGGGGTCGTGCTCATCGTCGCCGGTGTCTTTATCTTCATCGTCGGTTGGCTCTTTGGTGTCCAGCTCGCGGATCATGACGAAATACCGCTCCTGCAGCGACGGATCTTCGAGGATGCGTTTGCAGTACAGGTATTCCCCGTGGCATGGACTCTCGACATTGTTGCCCGCGGTGGTGATGGTGGTCATCAAGACCTGCGCGCGCTGCCCGAAAGCCGTTGCCATCAGGTCAAAGATCTCGCTCGTAGGGTGGGCATGGTACTCGTCGATGATGATTCCCGATGGGTTAAATGAGTCCTTATTCTTGACTGCCCCTGAGAAAGGTTCGAACTTCCCCCCGCGCGTGCGGTGTCTCATTGAGTGCATCCCGATCTTCAGACGCGCGCTGATATCCGGGCTTCCTTCGGCCATCGATTTTGATGCTTCGTACAGCTCCCTCGCCTGCTTCTTATCCACCGCTGCGCAGTAAACATCCGGGCTGGCTTCCATATCCCCAACCATCAGGTAGAGCGCTACCCCGGCTAACCTGGTTGTTTTTGCGTTCTTCCGTGCCTCTGTCAAAAAAGCTTTTTTGAAACGCCGCACCCCCGTGGTTCGCCCGTCAGACCGGGTGATGGTCTTTTTCTTCGAGACCCACCCAAACATGCAGCCGATATCGAACACATGCGCCGGGACCAGCACAATCGGCTGGCCAACAAACGGTCCCTCCACGTGGCGCAAATATCCAAACCACTCCACCGCAACAAAAAGAGCCTGGTCGACGTCGAACTCCCAGGGAAATTCAAGGTCGTATTCCGGCCTGACTCTAATTCCGATCCGGTGTTCATCCACTCGCCGGGCGAGATCTTCGTGCAATTGCCCGGACCGCGACAGATCAAAAAGATGTCGCTGCGCAGCCAGGCGCTCCGGCATACCAGCCACCCGAACGCCTTCGAGGACATCGAGCGCATACTGGGTTATCTGGTCCATTAGTCAAACTTCGATCCGAAATCATCCAGGATCGCGTCGGCCCTCTTTTTTACGAGCCTGGCCCGCGCGGCTGGGCTGAAACCCAGCTTATCGGTCAACTGCGCCAGGATTCTGGCATACGCCTGCAGGGCCTTGACACCGTCATTGGTCAGTACCTTCACCGTGCCATCCGCCTCCACCTTGGGTTTGCTCATTTCCTGGTACTTTATGACGGTATCGCAATAAACCGCCAGCAAAGTGCCGTCGATGTTATCCAGGATATCCAGCCCCCGCACCTGTTTGAGAGTCTGCTTCCAAACGGCCAGGGCCTCTTTGGTGAGCCACTTCGGCGCCGTTAGTCGTACCTTCGTTTTACGCTTGGCTGCATCCGCCGCGGCCTGGCGCGCATCGATCTCGGCCTGGGTCCAATGCTTCCCATCGCCTTTCTTCCCGACCTCCATCGTTTCTGCGGAAACGACCTTTGTTGGCATAGCATCTAATCTCTCCGCTCCATCGCCGCTGCCAGGAATCTCTCCACTTCGGCGATTTCGCTTTTTGCGATCTCGAAGTATTTAGGGTCCAGCTCGTACCCGATAAACTTTCGCCCATCCAGCAGACAGGCTTTTCCCGTGCTGCCGCTCCCCATGAAAGTGTCGAGCACCAATTCGCCCGGGTTGCTGAAAGTCTTGACAAGCCACTGGAGCAGATCGACCGGCTTCGCGGTTGGGTGCAGCGACCGCTGCCCGCTGCGGTTGTTGTAATCGAGCACGCTGATGGGGTAATACTCATCCGTCGCCGATGAAACTGCTCCTGGAATGCCTTTTTGTCCGCCATAATGTTTCATCGGCGTTTTGGCAATCCGGTTGACGTGGAATTTTCCTTTGCGCATGACCGGGTTGTAAGTGAACTTGCCCCGGCCAGCGCGCGAAAAAACGAGGATGATTTCATGTGCCCTGAGCGGTCGCCGCTTCGCGTCAAGATGACCCACCGGGCAGTTCTTCCGCCAGATCAAGTCGTACCGAAAGCACGCCCGATTGGAATTTATCAACGTAGTCGTAAACGGCTGGCACGAGAAGAGAACGACCGCAGCATTTTCCTTGGTAACGCGATCAATTTCTCGCCACCATCGCGGCCAGTTGATCTCTACTTCAAAAGCCAAGTTAGTTGTGTTGTAAGGTGGGTCTGTTACCACTAAATCAATTTGACCATCCGGCAAGCCGGTCATCAGCGAAAAACAATCACCCTGAACGATGCTAATCGTCGGGATCTCTATTTTGTCAGACATGTAGTAGGTTATCTCTCTTGTATTTTTAAGCATTATTTTGGCTATGGCGCTGCAAAATTACGGCGTTGATCGGGGACTTTTTCGCAAGGACGCCACCCCATGCGCTATAAATACCCCACCAAAACATTTTTAACCGGGGGGTGTCCATCCAACCTCGACTGACGTTTTACGAGAATGGCAACTGTGGCAGAGCGATTCGAATGGTCCTTCGAAGAACTTGGTCAAGTCCCCTTCGTGCCGCTCCTTATGGTCGACATCAGTGGCTGCTACATAGTAGCCTTGCTCAAGATGCCTCGCGCACCATGGTTCCTTTGCCAATTGCGCAGCGCGGATCTTCTTCCAGCGAGGATCGTTGTACAACCGTTGACGCTCAGGGATGTGAGCATCCCGAAAGGACCTGCTACTATGTTTCTTGCAGCGACCTTTGTGAACTAACTCTTCACATCCTGGGTGAGCGCACTTGCGCAATGCGGACCAGGGCATCATGCACCTATTGCTGAGGCAGGCCAAAGGCGGCCTGTATTGGATGCCTGAACTCCGGCTTGCTCCATAGACCGATGAACGTCAGGAACGCCAAGGCAATAGTGATAGAAGCTTTGGGATGACGTTCCATCCACATCACAATGCTAACCGACTCAACCTTGGCGACCCTGGCCGTTACAGCTTTGACGTCGCGGTACATCGACGCCACCATTGTGAACATCAGATCATTGCGCACTTTGACCGGAACACAGCGTTTGCCCTCGAGGATGTCGGTGATAAGGTTATCTAACTCCTCGTCTGTCATGGTGCTAACCCAACTGCACGCGGAAAAGCGGAAAGGATATCCCATCCAGGACATCCCTCAGCAGCATGTTATAGATCGTCATTGCGGCGCCAGTGTATGGGATCAATGCCACGACCACCGCCTGGGAATACGCAAAGAAAACGCTCAATATCATGGCTGGGTCGCTGGGCACAGACGGGAAGACAGGCAGAACACCCGGGTTGAAGACGATCACCAACAGGAACGCGATCACATACAAACCGCCGGTCACATACTCTCGACCGATCTTGATTCCCTTGAACTCGGCCAGGGTATTGATCAGCCAGACAAGGACAATGGTCACCGCAGTTATCACCGCGGCCTGGTTGCTGACAACCCAGGTAAGACCGAAAGCAAAAACGGACAGGATGACTTGCAGTACGAGCTTGGTTTTGGTTGACATAAATCTCTCCTTTTGGATTAAAGACAAAACGCCTGGCACATGATTTTTAAGTCATGTGCCAGGCGCTAGTCTGGCGATGGCCACGCAACGCGGCCGCTCAATTTCTATTATTTTACATCCAAATCAAGCCGAATTCATAGGCTTATCTTTAAGCAAAGGCAGCGACCAATAGACGCAGCCAAATAATGCAGGCACTTCCATGTTCACCTTTTTGCAACTTCCGTTGAAGTCGAGCTGCGTCCAGAATTCGCAAGTCCTGCATCGTTCTCGATTTCCCCGTTTGACAGGCATTTCATTCCCTGGCTCAGGCGTTTTCCTGCGCCGGCGCAAGTTCAGCTTTTTCAGCGCTGTCTCCGACATATTCCAGGGCTGCACTGCGCCGCACATTCCGCAAACGACCTTCCCCTGCTCCAGGTCTTTGACCAGGTAGATTTTCTGGGGAGCATACTTCTCCGTGTGCGGCAATTCTCCGGGAACAATGGATACCCGGAAAACATTAACCTTCAGCCTATGGTCATTCCCCCGGAAAACAATCCCCAAAACCGCTTTGCATCGTTCGCAGCGATATGGCCTTTCCTGAATCGCCATTGTCCACTCCCGTTGATAAGGTGCTAAGCCAATTCTACCCCAATCACGAACGCTTGTTCTGCTTACACTCTTGCAAGATACTGACGATGCTCATTGATTTTTCTCCGTTTTCGCAGCATCTTCCTTCTTGCGCTCCTGCCACCACTCCCAGGCATCCCTCCTGGAAAACGATCTCATTTTGCCACTGTAAACAACCTTACCTTTCCAGAAGCAAGTCATCGTTCTATTCAGATCGGCATCACGCTCGCCGAACACGACATCATCAAACTCGATGATTGTTCCGTCCGGCTCATCAATAATCCATGTTTCGGCAATTTTTTCTTTTTTAGCCATCATTACTGTGAGATTTTTCTCCTTGATATATTTGCTCGTATCTCTCCGCCAACATCAGCCCATACCCAACAGCATCCATCTCGTTGACAAATGCCCGCCGGCTGAAACGCTGACGGCCAGGCCGCGCCATCACCGGCCAGTACGCCACCAGCCCGGTCGATAAAGCAAAGCAGTACACATCAACGACATCGTACCTCGGCATCGATGCTACACTCCACCGAGGATCATCAGCTCAAGCGGCGACAGCTCCCACTCGGCAATCACGGCATAGATCCATCCGTGGACGTGCTTGAGAAGGTAAGGGTCAGCCGGGTATTCTTCCCAGCTTTTGACCTCGAACAGGATGTGATAGTTTTCTAGTTTGTAGCGAGGACGCGCCGACGGCGGGATGTGCGGAACTGGCGACTTGAGATGCTTATTAGTCAATAGTTCGGCGGGATATATCTCATCAGGAATTTCATATCGAATGTAATTTTCCTGCGGCCTATCTATGTGCGAAAAACATCGTTTTCCGCTACGCCACCAGCTAAACGTAAAAACCACATCCTTCCAATCTGCCCGCGCAAGCGCAAGCCGCGGCTGGCCTTTTTCGTTCAGACCGGTTTCTTTCAAAGCGGCAGCCACGTTGATCAGCCTGTATCCTTTTGCTGCCAGTTTATAAGCTCTCCGCAGCATGACATCCTGCTCATGCCGCTCATTCTTCGTAGCCTGTTTGTATTCGTCCAACTTTTGCAGCGCATGAGCTGGATCGACCTGAATAGTTTGAACGTTCATTTTTCCCTTTCTTCCTGGTTTGTAATTTCGCTTGACTCGCCGGCCATGCCCCGAATCAGGCCCAGCGTAGCCTTGCAGTCGCCCAAGGCCGTATGGTCGCCGCCTGGAAGTGGCTGCCATTTATTGCTTTCATAATACTCTGACCACTCCCCAACAAAATCGGCGTAATAGAGCATCGCATCATGTTTGATTCGGAAGAAGTCCTTCGGCGAATTTCCCCACTGAACAGCCGACTGGATCAGCATGCGCTCATCGAACTCGGCATTGTAAGCAATAAGCTCATGCCCTGGCAGCAGTTCGATCAATCGCTTGTGGATCTCGTCAAAATTCGGCGCATTGGCGACCATCTCGTCAGTAATGCCATTGATCTGCGTTGCTTCTTCCGGAATCGGAAAGCAAGGATTAACGAGAGAGTACAGCACCGTCTCCCCTCGAATGTCGATGATCGCGATCTGGATGACTTCATCATCGGCATCCAGCCCGGTCGTTTCCGTATCCAGGATAAGCGCGCTGCCTTCCTCGACCAGCTTCCTGGCCCAAAGAATTGCTTTGTCTCTCCGTTCTTGCTGGGACCGCTCAAACTCCAACAGTAGGGCGGCATGTCTTTCGACTATCTGCACCCTCCGAAGACGGCTCTGCCGAGCCTTTTCGCGCCGCGCGGCAAGCTGCTCATCAGTGTACGGCGTAGCCTCAGCAATGTCATACAGCAGCCACTCACCCACGATCCCGCGCGGTTCCCCTGGATTAAGTTTCTGCTTGGTCAACTGATTTTTAGTCAGCAGATTTTCAGGTGCCTGATGCCACTCATAGCGCGGATAGCCTGGGCAGTAGCTCCTGGGTGGTTTCTTGTATGGCCAACGACAAACCGAGCAGCGGTACCCATCACCGTCTTTTTCAAGGATGTGCTCTTTCATGACAGCCACCTTTGCGGATTATCGATACTCACAATGCAGTGCTCAGCCAGGATCGGCACGCCTTGAGAAGCCAGCCCCTGGCGAACGTAGTCAACCGGACAGCTGTATTTCTCAGCCATCCAGGCAATCAAACTTTCTCGCTGTTCATCCGTCAGCAAATCGAGATCCAGCTCGTAAATCTCTGCGCACGGATGCCCAGGCAAGGACGCCAGTACAGGGATCGGCGACTTGATAAAAACCGTTTTGGTGCCAAGATGCTTTTCCCACTCAGCAGCCCGCTCCGGATCCGTGATCGTGCATCGAAAATCTTTCATAGCAGCTCCGGCGCCAGGCGCACATTCCCTTTCAGGTAATAAGTGCTTTTTTGAATAATCGCCTTTGGACCGCTCGCCAGCGTATTCCTGGGCAGCAGGTTGATGACCGTCCGCCACTCCATATTCGACGGATACACATCTGCCCTGGAGAGCTGCACCGCCAGAACATCACCGTCGAATTTCAGGGCCACACTCAGTCCCTTCGGCAAGCGCTTTCGCACCGGCTCACCCTGGGCCGCCTTGGCCGCGTCCACCAACCGCGCCAGAGTCTCCCGTAAACCGCCCCCGCTGCCCATCACAGCCTCCGCAAAAACTGCACCAATGGACACTGCCGGCATGTGGCAGGTGACGCCATGTCATAAAGTTCGCACGCCTTGCAGGTCAGGTCCGCGGCCTTGGCGACCGGCTCCTCCAGCATTTTCGAACCGACCAGGTTCAGGCAGCAGAAATGTTCTCCGGCCTTCACCGGCGTCACACTTTCGGCTTTGGGCACCCGCTTGCGCCGCAACGTGCTCCCGTACCGGTTGCAGAACATAACAAACACCGCTTCCGACGCGCCGCGCACAGCTGCACTGGTCGCGATCTGCACCCGCCTGGATGGATCGAGCCGCCGGAGCGCTGCTACAGAGTTCGGGCTGACCACAATCGCGCCCCGGTCGAATAGTTCCTGGATCTGCGGTTCGAATTCCAGGAGCGCCATATACCCGCTGATCGTCGACTTGCTTTTCCCTGTCTGGGCCGCAACTTCCTCCTGGCTGCCCAGCTCGTCGAGCATCGCCTTATAGCCCCGGGCCTGCTCCATCGCTGTCATATCGTCCCGTTGGACATTGGCCACAAATGCGTGGACCAGTCGCTCGGCACCGTTGTGATTCGTTCCCTGGCGGATAACAGCATCGATGGCATTCCAGCCAATCAACTTTGCCGCGCGAAAACGCCGCTCACCATCGACGATGACGTACTTGCCTTCGTTCTCCCCCGCCCCAATCTCCACCACGATGGGCTGGATCAACCCCACTTTCGGGTTATTCATCGACCTGGCTAACTCATCCAGGCTTTTCTGGTTGAACCGCTTCCGCGGCTGCCGCGGGTTCGGTATGATTTTGGATATCAGGATTTGCATGATTTTGTCTCCTCCACCACAAAACGCAGCTCCACGCTACCGTTGAGCATCCCAGCCAGCAACCTGGTCACTGTGCTCTCAAGTCGATTTTCAAGCCAGTCCCGCGCGTACTTGCTCCGCGTGGCAACCGTCAACACCTTCGCCTTGGCATCCCAATCCACTGGCCATGTGCACCTCACATACGCGTCAAAACTCACACGCGGCATATCCAGGATAGTCTGCTCGAGGACGCTTTTCCACACTTGAGCAATTTTGGGATCGTGGAATTCCGGGATAACTTCGTCCTGATCTGCATCGTCAGGTTCTTCGTCACTCGGATCTGGTTCCGGGTGCATTTCCACCAGGTGCGCCTGGAATTCGGCATCCTTGGCAAACTTAGCCTGGCAAAATTCACACGCATACTCAACCAATCCACAGGCTTCCAGGTATTCTTTCGGCAAAAACGACTGTGGATCCACCCGGAATTGCTTATCAGGTTTCTTTGAGCGCAGCTTTCCCTGCAAACCCTTGAAGGCCAATCCCCAGGGACGGTCCGAGCGTTTATCGTGCCAGGCGCAATAACATTGGGCCAGCCATCCCAAAATCTCCAGCTGGTCCTTTTTCGAAAAAGTGTCATTCCAATTGACCGGTTTCTCAAAAAGCAGGTACGCATTTTCAAGCAGCTGCTTATTTTTCGCCGCTTGCGAGTCTAGACAGTCAGAATCTATTTCAGAAGAAGATTTAAGATAAGACTCTGTCTGTCTAGACTCTGTTTGAAATTCCCTCTGAGAGGGAATTTCCCTCTGAGAGGGAATTTCGGCCCCGTTTTTAGTCGTTTTTTGTCCTTCTTCGACGAATTCTCCATCCACAACCACAGCGCCGGAATTTTGAAAATCCCGCTGGGAGGGAATTTCCATCTGAGAGGGATTTTTGGCCCCGTCCACATCTTCGACGAGCGCATACCCGAGTGGCAGTTGGAAAGCCGAATCGCTGTTGAATACCCATCCGCCGGTTACCCGCTTGGCTAATTGGAATTCTGGACTGGTCAAAATTCGGAGTGCATCCGTAATGGCATTTTTCCCGAAGCTCGGGGATTTATCCTTCAGCCAATTGGAATCAACCGGCCCCAGCCCTTCCAGCTTTGCGGCTTGTAACAGCCCCAAGATCACAAACGCCTGCGCCCCCAACAACCGTGGTAATTGACTGTATTGTTGAACTGAGATCATACGTCTAAACCTTTCTAGGTTGGTTTTATGCCAGCGGACAACTATCGATCCCGCACTCCGGCGTCAAATTCCGGTCATGCGCGCACGTCGCAGCGACCGGATCCACGTACTCGCAGCGCGTCACCGGTCGCTTCTGACAAAAACGGTGCGCCGCATCGAACTCCAGCATCCGCACTGTCAGCTCGAAAATAGCCATTGGCAGCACGATTTCCAGCTTCTTGCGGCATCCATCGCATTCCAGATAATGCCCGGTCGGGCTGTCAGCGCACAGATTGATGATTGCCATTGTCCGGTACCTTATAGAAAAAACTTGCCTTGAAAATCTTCTCGTTGTCGAATTCGACGCGCGAAACGACCGACCCCTTGGGCAGCATCTCCTTCCACAACTCCACATCCGGGTATCGTTTCGCACCCTGGATAACAAGCTTGTTCAGCCCGTGGTACATTCCCACGCTGTCAACGATCCGCGTGTGCCCAATTACCACCCCTTGTCCGGAAAGCGCGGTATTAACTGCCGGGTGCAGCTCCGGGTCCGGGAGCGCAGCGACGGGCGCCTGGCTCTGACAGTACCCGCGCAAAAACTTCTCAGCCGCTTCTCCACACAGCTTGTCGCACTGCACGTTGAAGATGCTGACGGGATGCCCGCGCTTCCCGATTCCCGCCGCCAGCTGCGCCTTGGTCGGGTGTCCATCCAGGAGCACGGGCTTGATCGCATCCCAGTGCACCAGGTGCTTGCGCACCCGTCGGTAACGCTCATGCATCCACTGCGGGATGTTGTTCCACTTCCAGCCATGGAAAAGCCGCCCCAGGCTGTTATTGCTGTCGCTCAACACCGTTCCACAGAAATCTGCCGGCAGCCGCTCGAGGCCATACAGCAGCGCGAGCAGCTCCGTCTGGTTATTGGTGACCACGTCCGTCCGCATTTCGGCAGGCGTGATCGCCCAGCTCTCATGACAGATCTGCTGATCGTTTTCGTCGACCTGGATCCACGCCCACGTCCCCCCGATCGGCGATGGGTTTTTCTCGATCACCCCGCCATCGGCATACAATGCCGTAATCCGTTTTTCAGTTTGCATATCCGCTCCCGATCTCCATAAAGCTGATCTGATACATCCCGGCCAGCGCCACATGCGCCAACCGCTCAAGGCTGATCTGGTAGACAGGCTTCTCGAAATTGAGCCGCCCGTCGGCGTCCTGGCCCAGGCATTTCACGGTTCCGTCGATTACCTGGTAGCCAAAACATCCCGGATAGATTTGCTCGGGACTGTACCCTCCCTGCGTGCCCTTGAATTGATTAACCAACCACTTTACAGGCTCTGCCTTTCTCTTCGCAGCCTTTACCAAATCGCCGAAAACGACCGTTGCCAATTTGTACTCACGCGCGCTGATGATCTGGTCCATGCTTGGTCCCTTTCGCGAACCGCCCGCGCTCGTCACGTTTGGCGCTGGCCACCCGGGCTTTCCCGCCCAGGCGACCATGCTGATTCGCCTCGCAGCCCATCCAGCCGAATACTTTCCGATCCTCAGGAGGTAGCGACCGCAACCAATCCTTTCCTCGCAACGACGGAAAATGCTTCTTGAACAAGTCAGGGTACAACATCGCTCTCTCCATTCTCCAGGCGCATCGCCAATTCATCGAGACCAGATCGGCGCGCCATGTCAGCGGCCAGGTTTAACTCATCGCAAAACAACTCAACAATGCCACTATTGCATTCCTGGAAAGCAAGCCAGATAAAGCCTTCGGCCTCGTTTACAGGTGCCGAATTCTTTTCCAAAAAGGCGGCTCGCTCGTCCTCGCCCACCGTGATATAGCTGTGCATAATCTTCATGATCATGAGATTTGTCCCTCGCAACTCTCTATAGTTTGTTACAAAGAATGGGGTGGATAGTTTGTTACAAAGTATTTTTAATCACGATAGAAACTGTTCCATACTCTCGATCAGCTCATCGTCATCCGGCAGGCCGCCAATATCAACCTGGATCCCGCCCGCCCGCATCGCCGCTTTGATAAAAGCAGCCCTTTTGCGTGGCGGGACCCGGTTAAAAGCCTTGATCAGGTCGTCATCCTCGCCCTCCCGGAGCGTAATCGCCGTGCGAATGACGAGGGCCATCGTGGTCAACGCTGTTCGTGGCATACTAACCTTTTGCCAGCGACATTTTGTACAGGCCGCGCGCGATAGCCATGACCGGGTCATCCGGCATGTGGGCTTTGCCGTTGAATTTATGGGGCAAAGAGTCCTTGAGTAAGATGGCCCCGCCACCCATAACCAACACCGCCGCGAAACGCCGCCAGGCTGTGCCCCATTGCTTCTCGATCACGCCCATCACTTCCCGCTGCCAGATCGGCAGGGCCTCGGTTGTATTCAATTGTCCGGCCCGCAGCATGATATCCATCTCTCCCAGGGAATAAAGCCGTTCCCCGTTCAAGATCTCCAGCAATCGCCGCACACCCGATGTTGCGCCAGCCGTGAAGCGCTGCACAGGCGCGCGGTTGCGCACCGCCAGCAATTCGACCGTTCCAAAGCCAACGGAAATAATGCCCACCTCCCCGGTGAAGGCGGGTTTGCGCGCGGGGATGAATTTCCCCGCTTCGTCCAACAGGTAGTCGAATAGACCGCCCGTTACCTGGCTTGCGATCCGCGCCTCGCCAACTTCAACATCGTATTTCTTCCCGTCGGCGACCCAACTGTGGCAGCCCTTCAGCCAGCGCTTCACGTTCTCGCGTGTGGTCTCAGCCGAGTCGCCGGTGAGCGTTTCCTGCGGCAGGCCCACGATCAGGCTCAGGGGTTCGGTGATCGGCCCCCACTGCAATTGATAGCGCGTCATGGCGCCATGGAAAAGCGCTACCATTTCAGGTGTGCCGTTGAAGCGCTCCACATCCAGGTTTTCCACCGGCCGGCCGTAATCGTGAGAGTTTGCTCCCACGTAAAACGAACCGAAAGCGTTTACAACGTGCAGCGGCGCCTTGGTGCGCTTTAGACCCAGCGTGCTGGCCACGTGCTGGCCGCCGTTGATGGCGACCTGCGAAAGAGTTTCCTGCCCGCCATGCGGACCGTACAGTTTCATTGCACCGTTTCCTGCGTCCAATCCCAAATTAATCATGCTGTTGCTCCTTCCCCTTGTGGGGTCTTGGCTGAGGGATTCACCCCCAGCAAAATATCGTTATCGGTTGTTCGGGTTGTTTGCCCGGTTGTTTGGGTTGTTTGGGGGTTGTTCGGGGTTGTTTGGGTTGTTCGGTTGTTCAGCAAATTGACCAGTTTAGGCGTTATATAAAAGCCGTTCGCCCTCTGTGGGTCCTTGGCGGCCCAACCTTTCAGCGCCCAGGCATCTTGAAGGCGTAAAATCTCTTGCAAGCCCATCCCCCAACCTGTCAGAACATCTCGGCTGATCTTGCCTTCAGTTTCGCGAAGCGCTCTTTCCGCGTATCCGCGCTCATCCGTTGTCAACAGCTCCACTACCTGACCGTCGACGATCAACTTGTCTTTATCCAGGAAGAACGCCTGGATAAGCCCCCATCGGTCTGTCAGCGCCCGGCCTGGCCGGTTAGGGTTTATCTTCGCCGCGGCCGCCATCCCGATATTCTGGGCCACACTCGCGTTTTTTACTCGATGAACGATCATCACGCCGACCTGGTCGCGGATTTTCCCCATAAGTTCGGCGCTGAAATCCTGGCTGCCCATCACCAACTGGATACCAAATTTCCGGCCTCGCCACACGATCTGCTTTGCCAGGTTCGCCAGCGAACCATTCACGCCGCCGCTGTTATCCACTGCGCTGTTGAATTCGTCCAGCACCACCAGGACTCGTTTCAACGGCTCCTGGCCCGCTTTGAGCGCCCACCGGTTGTATTCTTCGATGTTCTCGGGAAAGTTGGCTGCCGTGGTATAGAGTGCCTTTCGGTGTTCTATTTCAGCGTATGCCCTTCGAAGCGCATCGATGAAACCGTTCTCGTTCTCAGCCAGCCCGATCAACAGCGCCGGGTGTCCTGCCAGCATCGGGAAGGTGTTGTTATCCAGATCACCGAGGATCAGGTTGAAATCCTGCCTGATTGCTTGGTAGACAATTTCGCGCAGGGTGTAGCTTTTCCCGCTCCCGGTCATCCCGGCCACCATCATGTGATTCAGCTCTCCCCACTTCGCGCCTGCCAGGCGGCCATTGGCGCACTGGCCAATCATCACGCGGCCGGCCGCGATCTGCTCTGGTAGCTCGATGCGCTTTGGTAGTTTCCGCACCGGCGAGAGCAAAAACGCCAGGCGGATGCCTGTATGATTGCTGACCAGCACTGGCATACCTTTCAGTGAGCTGCTCAGGTGGTGCGTGGCCTGTTCATAAGGCTCGAATTTCGGGATGCGCTGATCATCCAGCTCAGCGAACAGCCAGACATCTCCGGTTGCTGTTTTGGTCAACAGCCACTGGCGCACCGCAGCCGGATCTGTTCCTGGTCGCTGCGTCAGCACATTCCCTGTGATCTGCGCCACGGCGATGGCCGTGCGCTGGTATTGCTCAATAGTTCCGTTCATTCGTCCTCCTCTCGCGAGGTGATTTGACCCTGCACATCCTCGAGCCAACCCTGCACCTGCCCGGGCTGAACCACTTGGATGTTTATCGCCGGGCTGCCTGGCGCTGAAAGATTTGCCGTCATTCCCAAAGCCTGCCGCGGGTATCCTTGGGGCAGTTCAGCAATGGCATCCACAATGTTGCGCTCGTGAACGATCTGCTGTTGCATATCCGGGGATACACCCAGGACCGGCATGGTTACCTGGCGCTTATCGCTGAAATCAATCACCGGCCCGGGCATTAAGCCTGGTTGCAGCGCACGCTGGTTGATCATCACTAAACGAACCTTGCCATTTTCATCGGCGATCACACCGATCTGGCTGCGCTTCCAAACCACAAAGACGCCCACAATCAAACAGATGGTTCCGAATATCCAACCGCCCCAGGCCGATACCCACATCGTTGCTTTTTTCTGCTCCAGCTCTATCTGCACCTTCTCACTTTCTGCATAGATGGCTGTTTGCTTGGCCCGTATGATGGGTGCTTCCTCGGTCTTTTTGTCTGCGATCTCCGTTGACTTCGCTTCGAAAGTGGCAGTCAGGCCGATAGAGTGAGCCTCCGCGGTCGCCATCGTGTTAATCTGCGCCTGTTGGGTCGCCGCCGCCTGTGCCTGGGCCGTTGCAGTGTCCTGCGCTTTAGCGGCTGCAACTGTCACCTGAAATGCTTGTTGGGTGGCGTATTCCGCTTTCTGGGTTGCTTGCTGGTTTTCAACGTGCCGCGCCTGTGTTGCCGTGGCATCCATGATTTGCTGTGTCGCAGTCATCCGCGCGCCCATTTCCACACGATCCTTATCCAGTGCTTGCTGAGTGGCTACCTGCCACATCTGCTGCTCGATAAACCCGACTGCGGCCGCGCTGATTGGTGGCGTTGGCGTTGCGGTTGGCATGGGTTTGGATCCAGCTCCGCAAGCTGTCAAAAGTAATGCCAGCAAAAGGCTAAAAATAAATTTGGGGTTCTTCATTTTCACCGCCTTGAGTGGTTATCTGTGGTCGTGGCGGAGGCTGCCCCTGCCCTGCCAGGCTGCGCATCAGCGCCATCCGCATCAATTCTGTCTCGCTTGGGGCCCTGGGCATTCGTTCCCACTGCGCATTCGGGCCGCTTTTCCAGTTACCACGCTTGGGATTATTCTCCGCGCGCCATTTTCGCCTTGCCCAGCTGATCACCCACACCGTTGCCGCTGTTACAGTCCCGCCGATGATCGTGCCGACGATGGCCTTCACTACCCACTGTCCTGCGACCATCACCGGCTCAGGAGCTGCCTGCCCGGCGATGGTCGCGTTCAGTGCCGCCACCGAGAAATCGACCTGCATCCCGGCCCATATATTCCACAGCGAAACCAATATCGCGACCACGATCACGCCGATCAAGGGGTATTCCATCCCGGTTTTCATCACAGCCCCCACTTCGAGCACACCCCAACCGTTTTACAGCCTGTTACAAGTTTGACCAGCCAACCGTGCCGAAGCCAGGTGTAAGGTACCGGATGACAGACTGAGTCTTGCGCATCGAATGACCAGCCGCATGACTTTCCGTAAACTGTTTCTTCGTGGGGGATGATCCCGCTGATAATCACCAAAAGCAGGAACACGAATATCGAAATTAAAGCAAACCTTTTCATACAGCCTCCTTCCCCGATAGTTTTCGGGGCCTGCCCCGGATGCTCTTTCCGGGGACTCGCCCCGAAAATGATCTTTTTCCGGGGTAAAATGGAGGCGCATCGGATACCCGTCCATGCACTGAGTGGCCTGCCCGCAAAGCAGGCCACTCGCATTATCTGATACGCCTTATTTGAAATGCCACCGGTAACAGTTTGTCCATACCTGTTCCGCTTGATTACATCCCGCAGGGGCGGCTCCCCGCGCATCAGTTGGCCCCGGTGGCCCGACCGATGATGTTGATGTCGTTGAAAAGAGAGAGCGTATTTTCGGCCTACGGCCCAGCCATCAACAGCCGATTTCCGCTCTCTAAAACCGCATCCAGGCGATAGTACGGCTACCACACAGGGGATTTACACCGCGATGCCGCCAAGGTCTTACTCGTTACCTACCCAGATGCTCCTAATTCAAACTGATCGTGCTGATCAACCCCAACTTGCGGGCAGTCATTTCGACACCCACAACGTAGTTGTAGCGGTCGCTGGAAAAGGTATTGACGAAGTCTGGTCTGAACATGGTCCGCTCAATACCCAGCAAGTGCAGCTCCACGATAGGTATGTGCCAGGGTCGCTTTCCAAAACTGGGATATTTGGGTACCAACAGGGTTATGGCTGCGATCCTTCTCATGCCGCCACCGTTTCCGCTGAAACGGGCACCGCGATACTCACATCCGATGACGGCTCCTGGGGAAATTGCTCGTCGATTTCGGCCATCATCACCCTCGCGATTTCGGAAAAGGTAGTTTCCGGTAGCTTGCACCCCAGATCTACCGACGCCTTGCAGATCAGTTCCGCCACCTTCATAAGGTCTGCGTTGTAGTAAGCGTGGCCAATACTCTTTATGAGCATGTTACAGGCCATTTTCCGGCGTAGGAAATCGAGATGATAATCGTCGTGAGAAGTGGCTTTCGCTTGCGCCCATTTTGGGGCTGTCGCTTGCCAGCCATAAGCACTTTCATGCAGGGCCTGCATCGCTGCCAGGCCAAACCCGTTGAATATTCGCGAGAAATCACCGGCAGCTTCCCACATCAACCGCTCCTTTTTATCGGATACCAGGTCGTATCGACCGCGGATGATCTTCTCACCAGACCTTTCCCGCGCCCGCTCCTCTTTGCGCTTGGCCTTGAGCTTTTCAAGTTCTTTCCCTACAACCACCACGTAAAAACTATCCGTATCCACGCCCTTGAAATTCCACTGTGATGGATACCCTTTCACCTTGTCGTGATCGATCAAACGCAGATCCGGCCCGCGCTTCTCGAATAGCGCCTGGTGGACGCTGCTTTCCATCGCTAAGAAAGGCCCGTCACTCTCTTCCTTGTAGATCAATATCCCCAGGCTCGCGCTTGCCGTGTGCAACTTCTCGCGTTTCCAGGCAAACTGCTTCCGCAAGTTGCAGGCCTTCAGCCCGCAGTAATGCTCCCCGGCGATTCTTGTATACATCGGGCACGTTGCGCAGCTCGGTGGGTCGAGTAGGATGTCGATCTTCCCTGCCAGATTTCGCAAACCTGCGGCATCGGCTTGGCCCAGCTTCAGCCCGGCATCGACAACGTTCTCTGAATGGGCAATGACCCGCAGCAAACCCAAGTGAGTCGGATCGTCGCTAACCTCTCCGCTTTTATATCCGAGCGCTACCGGTAGATCTGAAAGCGTCAGTTCCGGGAGATACTTGTTCGGGAAATTCTTCATATCCAGCAGCCAGCCCTTGTACCCCGCACGCGGCTTTTCGTCGCCGCTCGGAGAGCACAAGTGAGTGGAATTTGTCCGGTACTGAATGGCATCCCTTACAACGCTGTCCGGGGTGCTGGCTGAGCCGGTTGCCACGATCTTCTTCGCCGTTGCGACGATAGTTTCCTCCGTTGCCACCCGCTGCATCGAGAGCAGCGCCCTGGCCGCTCCCTGGCTGATCTCGCCCTTGCCGAGCATGTTCTGGGCTTCGAGCGGGAGTTCCAACAGCCTGATCGTTCCGCGCACTGTAGCATCGGCGCATCCAAAAAGCTCGCCGATCTCTGCCGATGATTTGTGAAACTCATCCCGGTAGCGCACCATCGCCCGCCCGCGTTCGACCGCGCTCAGGTCCTTGCGCTGCTCATTTTCTGCGACCGCCGCCCGGAACATGCCCTCGTCATCCATATCGATGATATTGAGCGGCATCTCCTCGAAATCAACCAGGTTGTCTTTCGCTGCGTGAGCTGCCTTCCATGCCCGCGCCAGTGCTGACTCCGTTTCGCTCTGGTCGCATATTTCGCTCAGGTGTTCTATAATCTGCAATCGGATGAGCAGCCTGAAAGCCGCCAGGCGGCTGTGCCCAAATGCCAGTTGGTATATCTCTCCCCCTAAATCCCGATCCTGGATTTGGGGGGAGTTGGAGGGGGGGGAGTTGGAGGGGGGTGCCTTTCGCGCGCTGGGGATTTGCATCAACGTGTCTATGGCGATGCTGGCCGCCAGGTTGGCGATATGTTCAAGATCCTCGGATTGCCGAGGCTGCCATGGATTTGCAACGATTAAAGCGACTGGAATATTTACGACGCCCATGATTTATCCTTTCTGTGGGGTGGATGATTAGTTCGAAAAATAAAGTAAAATACCCGAACGCCGCGCGGCGGTCGCGCGGCGCCCGTAGTGCCCCTCTCCAACAAACTCCCTGGCATCACCTCCTTCAAGGCGATTCCCGCCCAACCCAACCGCCCGCTAACTACTC